TAAGTCTACTAGGATACCTTCGGTAACTTTTAAGCAAGGGTGGCCTTCGATTAGTGCCCGCTGAGCTTCCAACCATTCCGTTCTCTTGCGTTGCTGACTATTACAAAAGCCCATTTCAAACTCTGCAAATGGCATCCAATCAAAAATATGATAAACCATATCATCGGTTTTAACATCCGATTTACGCTGTGCTTGTTTCATTAAATCTTGAAAGCTCTTACCAACAATCTCACCATCAAACACTAAACGCATCTCGGTGCCAAAGTTAGCCCTGGAAAATTTGCTGGCTATTTGACTAATTGCTTCTTGTACTTGGGGGAAGTTATCAAATGGTTTGCCATTGCGACTGTATAAATTAACTGTGTTTCTAGTAACCACTGCCAGCACACGCACACCATCTAACTTACCTTCAAGTCGCTTGGTGCCTTTCATTTTACTAGGGTGATCTCCCGAGTCTTGGGCCAGTTGGCAAGTAAACACAGGAATTTTCCATTCTGTTTTGCCCAGCACTTTGTTTAGCGTTTTCTCAGAAATACCGCATCGTAGGTCTTTAATAATAACTCTACGGCAAAGGCCATTCCATTCTACCGAATCAAACTGTTCAGACATAAATTCAATGGCTGTCTTGGCATTGTGACCGGTAAGGGTGCGGAGCCTAAGTCCTTCTAGCATGGCCCAAAACTTTGGCCACGGATTAGGTTTATCAACAAGGTCGTTTGTTTCGGGAACTTTCTTTACACCAAAGACATAATAGGGATTGTAGGCTTGGTAACAGTTAAACAAGAAACATTGAGCATTCGATGACCCTAATTTAGCGGCCATTAATGCTTTTTCAATTACCGATTCCTTGTGTAACCGACTATCACTGCTCTCTAAGTCCCGGATCCAGTCTGCGGCCAATTTGATTCCCTCAAAGTCGGATGATGTATAATCGATCGTCACAATTATTTACTCAGGTTAAGGTAATCTTATTGTGCTACTGAAACTTGACCGATTACAGCACCGGGCTTTTTCAAGGCTTCTTCTCGACGAGCTTTGTACTCGGCGTTTTCCACTGGCATCAGATTAAGCGTTGATGTAGTGCCGTCTGGCTTAACCACACTAATCGCTTGACCTTTTTGTGGAACAACCGGCGTAACTTCAACTGGGTTGTTACCAACTGGTTTATTACCGGTAATTTCGTCGAGCTCGTTAAATGCTTCCTTGGCCGAGGCCTTTGTGTCTTTGTTCATACGACCATCTGTGGCCAACGCTACCAACACATAGGTACGAATGCGATTGCCGTCGGCTACATGTTTCATTTCAACAGTTTCTACACCTGTGAGGTCCACATCTGGGCACATACTACGCACGGCCATTTCACTTTGCTCGGTGCCGACGTCGCCGTTATCGGCTTTATACATCTTAACCTGGCTACGCACTTTACCGCCTGCGGCTGTACAAATCTTAGTATAAGCTATTGTCTTGGCCTTGATATCGGCAAATCCAAAATCACTGCTGGTTGCTGTACCGTTTTCAAAGATAAATCCTGGAGCTTTGGGCAACTTGCTCATCCAAACCGGCGCTTGACTAACAGCATTAGACATCTGGGCCAAAACTTGAGTAGATTGCTGGTTATACTGAGCACCGTAATTTGTGCCAGTTGTACCACACGCTGTCAAAACACTGGTTACTGCTACTGCGATTGCTAATTTTTTCATTTCATCACCTCTAAGGTTTGGTTACTATAACAACATATTACTACAATCCTTACCATTTGTCAACCACTTGCCACTCATTACCATTTACTTGACAAATAATACCCTGGCGTTGTAGTAGGTCACGTCCAGGATGTACTTCAGGTTCAATAAACCACCGACAGGTTGCAGTTCGGTAGGCAAAAGGTTTTGGAAAATGTGGGTGGGGGCGAACTTCACTTTCACGGACCATCTCACCACGTCTAACCGATTTTACTTGAATTTCAGGTTGATCATTACACACCATATTCTGTTCTACATTCATACGGCCGCCGTTGGCACGGCTTAATATTTGTATGCGACCTTGATCCATTGCTCCGGCACATAGCTCTCGCTCGCTTATGATTTTTGCACCGGTCTTTTCACCTTCGGCAGTAATCCACTTGCCATTTACCTGGGCCCTAAAATTTACTATGCACTTGTTTTGAGTTGCCGAAATAGGAACCACCATGGGCTCAATATCAGCTACACTGGTAATTGTCATGGATGTTTGGTTAGATACCGCCGATCTAATATAGCATTCACTATATGCTGTAACTGGGAAGCCCAGTGCTAGGACTAACGCTGTAGTGCGGAACATGACGATCTTAATGACCAAAGATTATTTTTCAATTTACCGTAGTATCTACGATCTTCTAGAGTAATTGGCTGGGTTAGATGATATGCAGTATACTCGTCGATTTGTTGAGTTAGGAAATCAATTTGAACTTTTGCCATACGACAATTAGCCACAAAGTTAGTCATGTCTGCTGGATAGTATGACTTTGTTGCTTGGCTGGCACAGCCACCAAGGGCTATGATACCTACCAAAACTAATAACTTAATCATTGACTCTATCTTGTTGATGACGGAACTCTCGTTTTAACCAAAACTTGTACATGCGAAAATAAGTATCTGCATTGCAAGTAGGTAAGCCATACAATTGGGTTTCGTCTTTGTGATCCATATAGATTCGTTGCAACCACATTCTAAATGGTGTTGGTTTCATTTCTTCTCCATGACGTGCTTGATTACAGCCATAGCTTCTGGAAAGCCTTGTTTTTCTTTCATTGCAACTGTAGTTTCAATCATGTCTGCTTGAACTTGATGTAGTCCTGATACAAAGGTCATGATATCTTCTGGCTTCATCTTGTAGCTGATCTTGTACTGAGATTCTGAACGTGCCTTTTCGACTTCTTTTTTCAGGGCATCATACCAAACAAATTTAGGTTTTTTTGATTCCATTATACTGTTTCCTGGGCAAAGATACGAGCTACATCTTCCTGAGTTACATAGTCTTTCCAATAGATATAGGTTTCTTCTACAGTGCGGCCACATGCCTGCCAGTGCATAATTTCAATTTCGATATGTTTAAAAGATCCCATTATGTTGGCTCCCCAGCATAGCGACTGTGCATCCGACCAAGAAACTCCGCATCTGCATCGGCGCACCATTCAGCGTATTCCATTAGATCAACAATATCAGCAAACTCAGCTTCATCAACTACCCAACCTTCGGACCGAAGCTGTTCGCGACCACTAAAGGTCTTCTTCATTGCATCCATAGCATCGTGGATAGCGTTGATCTGCGATTCTAACCAACTACGGTCACGCCATTGTTCAGGAGTAGCAAAACGTGGGCGAGTGCCATAAAAGTCCTTATGGAAATCTGAGAAGTAACCTTGCAAACCTTCTACATCTAATTTTGCTAAGTGATCGTATGCCATTTTTGCTCGCTCCTTTAATTTACTATAATACTATTATAACAAATTGGGTATTTTTGGTCAACCTAACTGTTTACAGTAGCAAACGGGCTAAAATCTTCAGATTCTGACTGTTGTTTTTCCGCAACAAAGTCAAAAGCATATTCACCGGTGTCGCCAATTGGGCTTACCTGGACTGTGCCCAAGCCGAACTGTTTACTCAGTCTGTGGAACACGGTGCGAGCTTGTTTTTCGGTGATAGTTCTAACAAACAACGTGCCATTATAAAACTCTGTTTTTACGGGCTCGTTTGTAAGGGTTACCTTAACTAATTGATCTACTAGAGTTTCAAACATTTCTGCTCCTTTATTTTCACTATACATATATTATAGCAAAAGGAGCATTTTGGGTCAACCGTTTTAGATGTGGGTTTTTTACAACAGATTATGTGACTACTGCGTTGGCTGCGGCTTGCGAGCTATAAGTTGATGGTATTAAATTTGCCGGAGGAATAGGTGGCGTTGGGGCAGGCGGTATGGCAGAATTAGTTTGTATCCCGGCATTGCTTAGGTAGGATTGATTATAGCCTTCTCGTAATGTGGCCACAATAGCTTGGCCTGTAAATGTAGATATGTTGGCTACACCTTCCCAGAATTGAGCTTGACCACCTGTTTCGGTCTGACGACCATAACTAGGTAAACTATTAATCAAACTATAGACTGTAGGATTATTATTAGCAATAAGATTTCCAAAGTCTATTTGTGTCGCGGCTTGTAGAGTTTGTTCTTGAACTACTTGTGCGGCCATTGAAGTAAAATACGAATTAAGTGCGGTCACTTGTGCAGAACTTGTTGTGACAATATTACCAATCTCAACGTTGGCCACTGGTATTAGCCCGGGACCGGTAGGTGGAGTATCTCCACCAGTGCCAGTCATTGCTGTGTCAGCGGCTGTGGTTGTCACCACTGCATTAGACGTAACAGCATAATAAGTTCCGGCAGCTGGTTGGCCACCTGGAATAATTACTGGTCCAGCAACAGGATCGCCGTAGATATTGCCTACTACGCTGTTCATATTATTATATATTGTAGTCAGGTATGCAACATTGGTATTAGCCAAGGTAGATACTGTGTTAATAAAACTGTCAGTTATTTGATAACCTGCGGCAATTCCTAGTACATCACATACTCCAACTGGTGTTCCGTCGGTTCCGGCTATGTTTGAAAGATAGCTGGCCACATTAGCTGGAACTGCCTGTGTTAGCGCACTAATTAATGGAAGATTATTAGTAGTTTGTAAATTACCTATTGTATTGGTTAGGACTGGTAAGGTCGTATTTGTAATGCCGGCAATTTGTTGTAGGCTGGTGGCCAGAGCTTTAGCGGCCAGAGCTTGATCGGCTGGAACAATTTGACTTAGTCTATCATATGCTATCATACTAGGCTACTTATTACGTAAGGTGGTAACTGTCTAATTAAGTTAGTATTAATCGAGCCAACACTATCGACGTATATAGCCACTGGGCCATTGGCAGTAGGGGCGGTTAGGCTTTGAAAACTGTTAGGAAATAATTTTAATGGATTTAATAAGTCGGCCATGGTTGTAATGCCCACGGTGACTACGCCCAGCACACTTAATATTTGATTCAGATCAGTGCCTGTGATTTGTGTCATTGCTTGATACATAAGTTTTTCGGTGCTGTCGGTTACCGAAACAGTAGGACTTGTTATGTTCAATACTACATCAGTAGAAACACCGGCTGTTATAAATGCCGCTGTTACTGTCGAAACAACACCGGCTATTGAATACAACTGTTGTACCAGCGCAAACGGACTACCAAAATTATTAAGATCTTTGAGATTGATTAGTTGCCCTAGATTCTTTAAGTCGGTGCCAAATGCAGGAGTAGATAAGTTTATTGATGTGGCGCTGCCAGTAATCATATTATTCATTGTGGTAAATGTATTACCAAGATACGTTTGCGAATTTACTGCGCTATTGATGAATATACTGGTTTGACTAGTGTACGCTTCTGCTTGATTCACTGCTTGTATTAGTTTACTAGTATTATTGCCGCAGATGTCTATGTTAGCCTGGTCAATGACCACAGTGATCATTTGTGTGCCAAGGCTGCTGTATGCTGTTGGCACGCTGTCACTTAATGCAGGACAGGTATTGGCGGCCAGTGTTTCGACAATGGTAATAACATTTGCTGAGAGTATATTTCCAGTACTACCCACAGAAATAGTATTTAAAAATGGTACTATTAAAGTTGTATTTTCGTAAGACGAAATTGCAGAAATTAAATTGGCACTAACTCCAAAGCCTTCATTTTGTAACAGCCCGGCGGCGGCATTAAGTTGTAACGGTGTCAACGACATAATTATCCTATGGTCACATCAGGACTGCCGCCGGCTCTAGCATGGCCGCAGGTGTCCTTATCGTCGGTGAAAATTAAGGTAATACCGTTGACCGATACCGTAGACTCGTTGCCGTGAGTTTTTGCATTACAGTGAGTGGGCGGGCACCCTTTACGTCCACAACAAGGATGGGGACTTACTGATGCGCCTTCTATAGCGATAGCACGACCGTTGACTAACACTGTGGAATCACCGTTAAGGATTACTCCGCCTGCGGTGTTTTGATCTCCTACTCGCTGTATTGCTCGACCCATGTTACCCCATTAAAATCTTACTGTTCCTAACTGGCTTGATACCAGTGGTTGCTTCAACATAACTATCAACCACTTCATCTCTGGCCAGTGCTACTAATGCTACCTGTGCTTTATTTATAGTCACAGATTTGTCTGGATTTGCAGTAAACAGGCTATTCATCATATTAATGCCCTGCGGGCCTGGTATTACAGTCAACGGTTTAGTAACAGTATAGGTTGTGTCAGTTTGTTCAATGATTTTTGCTACAATTTCATCGCCATTGGCAATTTTAAGTGTATATACTTCGTCTAATTCTACTTTCATGTTATCCTTGTAAATGTTTTCGTAATTCCACAAATCCGCCTACTAATTTATCGTCTAAAAAGATCTGGGGGAGTGTGCGGGCATTTGGTACAGCCTCCATTAACTGTTCTTTGGTCCAGTTTTTGTTTACATTGCGCTCTTCAAATTCAATACCCTTTGATGCCAATAATGCTTTTGCCTGAAGGCAGTAAGGACAATTCTCTTTACTCCATACTACTGCTTGCATATTTTTCTCCTTGATATTATAAGTTTGGTAATTCATCATAATTTAAATTATCCGACATGGCGCCTATGACGTAGTTGGTACTCTCAGTTTCTTGCAAGGCACTCTGCTTATTACTTATATTCAGATGTTTGTTAAACCAAGGAATTGGTGTTGACTTTGGCGCAGGGCTTAAATATTTAATACCAACTTCCTTGAGTGCACCTACTGCGGTATAATCCACAAACTCTTTCAGTATAGCAGCATTGAGACCAATCACTGGACCTTTGTTAAACAAATAGTCAGCCCAGGCTTTTTCTTCGCGGATAACATCTTGGTAGAGAGTGTACACTTCTGCTTCACACTCTACTCGTGCCTCGGCAAATCTAGGATCCTCTTTGCACACTTGATTGATTATCCAAGCGGTCCAATCCTTGTGTAAGATTTCGTCTTGTAGAATCAAACTGATGATGTTGCCATTGCCAATAAAGATTCGATTCTCTACCATGGCTAGGCTTGTAGCGAACGATACCATAAAGCGGAATGCTTCTAGAGCATATGATGCGTGTAATGCCATCCAAATTGCTCGGATATATTCTTTTTCTGTAACAGGTTGGCCAAGTTCTTTACGACAATTTACTAGGTGTAATGCTTCATAGTAGTTGCCGACACTTGAGGCCATATCAATGATTTGTTGTGTGTCGTGAATGGTATTAAACACATCTTTTGGCACAGAATATATATTACGAATAATGTGTGAATATGATCGACTGTGAATATTTGTCTCCATAAACGACCATACCATTACTAATGCTTCCAGCTCGGGTAAACTACACACAGGACTGAACACTTGAACTGGACCTCGACCTTGTAAACTATCTAAGGCTGTTTGACGTAGTAAATTACTTGTAAAGATATGCCTCACAGTATCCGTAGATTCTTTGAAGTCGTTAGCATCCTTAGTCAATGATATTTCTTCTGGCACCCAAAAGAATCCACGCTGTTCTTGCTCAAATTTAGCTAATTTATTATATTTGGTTTCTTCAAACCTCTGTATGGTCACAGGACCTGCCGGGTCAAGAAACATTGTTCTTTGCAAATAATTTGTTTGCTTACTTAAATCATACTGCGCTTTAGACATGTTCTTCTCTCTTTAATTTACAGTTATCAAAATGCCAACGAGCCATTGATATCGCACCACCAGTTTTCTCACAATGTGGGCAAGTTTTATTTGGGCGTGGCGGTTTTGATTTCATTGTTTCTCTTGTTTTATTTTTTGATTCTTCTTTATGTTTTGCTGGGCCGTTACCACCGTTTGCTATTTGTGCTTTACTTATGTTTAATCTATGCTCGGCACTTTTTGGTTTACGCATTTTTAATTTTGTTTGGTTGGATTTAGGAACGCCTTTAGTAAGTAACGATGCTCGCTTTCTTAACCAACCAAACAACTTGTTATTCATTCTTTTGTCTGTCTTAGAATGTTTTGTCATTAACATTGCTGCGCTTAATACGCCATAATGAGTTGGGTGGATTTTTACTAATAATTGGTGAGCAAGATAATGTTCTTCGGGGTAAAGACTTACAATATTTTCTTTAGCATCTGTGCCGCCGAGACAGCGAGGTACTACGTGATGTTTTTCAACATAGCCTTCGCTAACCCTGCGTGTAGCACGATCTATTAAGTTATTGTAAATGGTTTGATAATCCATACTCTATTGTAACATACTTTCTTAAAGTTTGCATGCATCGCATGAACCTTCATCGTCAAAGTCAATCACTTCTAACTTGCCAGCTTCTGCTGGCTCATCTTGACCTTTACTTCCAGTTTTCTCAAGCAGGCTATAATACAGGGTCTTTAACCCAAACCTATGAGCCAACATTAAATTCTTAGCAATCAGGGTAGTAGGCACTTTACGATCAGCAAAGTGTCTCGGTGAATAAAAAGTATTTGTGGATATCGACTGATCCACATAGGCTGCGATAACTGCGGCTGTTTTTAAATATCCAATACAGTCCTTCTGTGCCCACATCAGCTGATATTTATTTTTTAACTTGTTGTACTCGGGTGCAACTTGAATTAACGAACCGGCCTTGCTTTCTTTTACTGTGATCAGACTCATGGGCATTTCAATACCGTTGGTTGAGTTAATGACTACACTGCTGGACTCCACCGGTGCCACTGCCATTAGAGTAGCATTGCGTACACCATATTGTTTCATGTTGACCCGCAGAGTTTCCCAGTCAAGCTCAGGAGCAAAGTCTGTCAGTTCATTCACAGCCGTGGCACGCAATTCCCAAGGAAATACACCCTGGCCATATCGTGTCTTTTCTGAATGCAAACAAGGTCCGCGTTCTCGAGCCAGTTCTACAGTGGCTTCAGTTAGATAAAATGCCTGGTGCTCCATCCAGGTCTTAACTTCGGCAAGTGCATCCGTTTCACCGTATTGTAAACTACGCTTGGCGTGCCAATAGGCAAGATTAGTAATTCCAATACCTAGTGGACTAATTTCGTCGTTGCTTAATTTACTTTGAATACTTAAGAAGTCTTGGTAGTCAAGTATATTGCATAGACTACGCTGTAAAATACGACAAGCACGGCGCATGTCTTCTGGGTGTCTAAAACTTCCCCAATTTATTGACCCGAGGGTACAGAGCGCAATTTTTGGTACTGCTCTAGTACATTCTTTTTTAATTATTTTCATATTCTACCTTATACAATTTACAATTATTAAAATGATATTGTTTCATTCTACTGACACCACCAATTTTATTACAATGAGGGCATACAACTTTCCTCATTGGTATTCCCTTTTTTGCAATTGACATACTGTTGCTTTTCTTTAGTTTCAACTCAGGAAAATCTTCGTTTTTGCACCATTTAAGAAAATTTGAAATACTTATTTCTTGTTTGTCAAAAATTCTACAAATTGTTTGTTGCTTTTTTCCTTTTAATTTGATACTTGTTTTTTCATTTGCAACACCCTTTCTCGGGCTAGGTTTGCCTTTATTATGTGGTGTTTTTCCTTTAAGAGCCGCAGAAACTCCTGGATTTGGCAATCCTTTTCTTGGACTAGGCTTTCCTTTATTTACAGGTACAAAACTAATTCCCAGCGTTGTAAATTTACCATCGCCGTTATGCATATTAAAACTTCGCCTGTTGTATTTTGCATCCAACATTTCCAATAATTCAGTTTCTAAGTTTAACATTTCGGTAGGAGTTCCAATCTCTACAATTGTCCTTTCCCACTCTTTAGGATTTTGTTTAATTAATGGCTTTACTATCTT